CGGTATCACCGTAAGCAACATGCACATCAGTCAATCCGCGCTCATGCGCAAATTGAATAAGCGCAATTGAATCGTTTCCGTAGCTCGCGAAAATTAGGTGCTCCATCACGCCACTTTCTCCAGCACCGCCCGCGCCGCATCCAAAACCCGAATCAACTCGCCACGGTCGTTGAAAGATGGCCCGTTGTTTATCTGGATGCACGAAATAGCATCAATCTCGCGCAACGCGGCAAACGCCTCCTCGGCAAACAAAACCATCTTAAACTTATCAACTTCACCATCCTCGAATGTCAGTGTGATGGTTGTCATTTCTTTTCTACAGTAATAAGATGCCCACAAGTAGGGCATTTTGTTTCATTCACCCAATGAATGCAATCTTTGCGTGCAAGCCCTTTGGCTTGCAGCTTTACGGCATGGTTGCAGTCCTCGATTTTGAAGTAATCAAAGACGCAGTTATCAAAAACATTACCGCCCTTGCGTTTGGCATCAACGTGGCAGGTCATTTCTTTTCTCCTTTTGTACCAGTGTTACGCGGCGCTACTCTGTTAAGAATGGTCACGATGGCGCTGAAGTCATCGTCAGACAGTAATACGGCATTGCCGAGAAAATCAGAACATTCATCCGCGTTTTCGTAGCACTGAACCCCATCTTCATACGCATCGAAGATGATTGACAGTAGGCGTACAGAGTCATCACGCTCACGCTTCAGCCCTCGTATCTCAATCAAAAATGCATTTGATTCACAGAACCGAGCACACGGCGCTGGATGTGTGCCAGTGCGCTGTAGCACTTGGCGATCTGCTTTGAGAGCATTTAGTTCAGCCAGTGCTGCATCACGCTCACGCGCAAACTGGCAAATGTCATCGTATCCACACTGGCAATGTTTCGCTTCGTACAGCGCCTTGCGAAGTGATTCAATCTCTGCCCGCAAATCATCAATCTCTTCTTGCATCAGTCGATGCTGCATCAGTTGCCGCATCACTCCGAAAGGTGCAGGCTCCGGGAAACGCTCAGTCCAAGGTTTGATGGTCATTTCGTTTCTCTAGTGGCTTTCTCAATCGCAGCGCGAGCTTGAATGAGTGGCCCGTTAGCATTAGGGTTTTCTGGAAACCAGCTAACCATTTGCTCTGCAATATCTGTCATGTTGATAAGGGCATCAAGCAAATCCGGCGCTGCAGCTATCAGACGAGCATTAGCTTCATTTTCCTCATCAAAACACCCATCGAATGAGCAAATGGTTTGCGGCGAATCGTCATCAGGGTCATGATTTGTAACAATCTCGTCGGTGTATCTTGGAAACTTGTCTCCATAGCTCGGCCCTGCCTGTATCCACGGCCCAGGTGTGTGATTACTCATTTTTTACCTTTCTTGTAATTTTCGTGCCACCTATAAAACGCATCCCACACGGGATCGTTTTCATCCACTGGCACATACTCTGTTTCAGCGCCAGATTTTGTAGTGTAGAAACTTGGCCCGGTGTAGCTATGCCAACTCATCCAGATATAGCGGTTGCCAACATGAAGCCTAATCTGGTCGTTGACACAGATAACACCTCTTGGGTCATCCGCGTTTCGTCCGCCGAAAAATATGCAGGTCACTGACCAGACCTTTCTAATGCTCTCTTTGGTTTTGTTACTAGCTGAAAATAAATTTTCATTCTATGTAAACCTCTTTCTCTTGATTCTTTGCTTTGTGTTTTTTCTCTACTCGAATCGCATTTTTTGCAAACTCCAGTTCTACCGGTTGGGCATTTCTTGTTTTTAGCAAACTCGTTAGTAGGCTTTATCTCATTGCAAGTACGACATTCGCAAAATCCATTTATGTGTTTTGATCTTCCTTTTGACGTATTTTCTGCAATAGTTATAAGCTGCATATTACAAAGTTCGTAATGTCCTTTGTTGTCTATTCTGTCAACACTGCAACCAGGAAAATCGTTAGCCATAAACCAATAAACAAAATCGTCCCTAGAAACTAAAACATTAATTCCAATACAACAAGAGTTTCGAGGGAGATGCGAATTCTTAGTTCTATGCAAAATCATAGAATATCTACTAGTAGCTCTTTTCTTTCCTCCAATTTGCATATATCTAATATCTTTCTGCGCCATAACTATACCCCTGATCCACCAAAACCTGAACTACCCCGCTTGGTCAGTTGCAACTGCTCGACAATCTCGAACTCACAGCTTTCGACAGGGATAACCATCGCTTGCGCGATACGGTCGCCTGGCCGGATAAGTGGAGGCGGCATGTCGTCATACGGTTGATCACGCATCAGTTTTACAAGCACTTCTCCGTTGTAGCAAGCATCAATAATCCCCGTCCCATTGGCAAGCCTGATGCCATGCTTGAACCCCATGCCGCTACGCGAAAACACAAGCATGACGTGGCCTTCAGGTATTTCAAACGCCAGTCCGGTGCCACATACAACAGACTCACCGCCGCATATCGGAGTCGGAACTTGATACAAGCCATCGACAGAGCAAGCGGTCAGATCAAAACACGCATCGCCTTCGTGTGCGTAAGTCGGAGTTTTTGCATTCTCATGCAGTTTTTGAATTTTCAGTTTCATTTTGTTTCTCAGTAATCTTGGCTACACATGAGTTTCGCACTGGCAGGAATGATGAGTATGGAAACCATCTTTTGCTGTCATCACGCGCTATTTGCAAGCGGCGGGCGCAGTCCTTGCAGCAGTGCTGATTAGCGCCGTGGCACCTGGCAATATCCGAAGGAATATTCACACTTGCTCCTTTTCAAACACCGGGAGCGGGTGGTAATGACTCCACCCGTGTCCAGGCCAGTATTCGCGCAGGTAGGCGATGCCCTGCGCTTTGTCGATAACAAGGCACTTCGCCCCTGTCGGCGTGCTTGCATCAATCGGTATCCACTCGATGCTTGCACTCACCAGCGCGGCGCGGGTTGAGTCAAGGTTGATTGGCATAAAAAATCTCCATCCCCAACCGCTCGGCAATGTGCAGCTCCAGTTCAGCGCCCTTGCTGCCATGCCAGCCGGGCAAGATGTGGATGGCATCACAAAACACCAGCGCGGCAATATCGGTCTGCATGCACGCGCGCCAGCTCAGGTGCTTGTCTGGGTTGATCTCTGCCGGGTTGATGACCTCCCAGCCCTCGGCACGCAGGCGTGCCGCTTCTGCGTGAAATGCCGGGAAATTCAGGTCCGGCAGGCCGGTCATCGGCCCGGCGATGTATGTCGTTTTTGGTTTCATCAATGCACACCTTCTGAGTTGTTAATATCAATTTGCCATGCGATATCGCGCAGGGAACGTGCGAAGTGCATACGCATTTCAAATGAATCAACAGAGTCCAACGCATTAAAAATGATAGTCAAACCAACGCCAACAACGGCAGCGGCGTCTTTGCCATTGCACAACTTCAGAACTTCGTGCGTAAGGTTTTCAACATCGTTTTTACTCATTTCAAATCCTCCAAAATATAGTTTTTAACGCCGATATGCTTCATATCTCAAACTCCCACCCAACAAGCTCCGCAAGCTCGTTAATGCTATCGGTGTCGTGTGATTCAAAATCCCGCATAACATGCTCTGCTGCAACTGTCAGCTTTTTAAGCGCATCAATATCATCCTGAAAGCTGACTGCGCATAACTGACCGCCAAGCCATTTATCTGTGATGCACACACTTGGAGGCTCGCCATCAAACTCGAATACTGCTGTGTATCGTGTTCCCATATTTCAAATCCTCACAACATTCATTTCACTCATGACGCGCTTGATAGCTCGCGTCATTTGCAGCGGTGTACTGAGCCGCACAAGCTGTTCATGCAAATCAATAGCAATCTCAACGTCAGCGCATTCACCGTTCTCAAAAGCCCACACGCCGCTAGTCTCGGAGCGAAACCACATCCGTTTGAGCGTGTGCAGCGCAGTCGCGGTAATGTCTGTGCATTCTTTTCCGACTTCAGAGCCGCGCATACTTGCAGAGTTAATCGCGGCCACCACGTCGCAATAGTCTTGCAGTCCTCCTGTGCCGTTTGACAATGAATCGAAACTTGACCGGATTGGCAATAGCAGGCTGACAAGCTCTGTTTCTGTGAATGGCTCAAGTTGGCAGAGTAGTCGTGACGCTGATAGCGGGTCAGCAGGCCAGCGGTGTTGGCGTTTGGGTTTTGTTTTCATGATTGGTAGCCCATCACGGATTCAATAAAGGCTTGCGCGACCGGCGCGACGATGCTGTTACCGTAGGCGCGCAGTCGCACCACTCTGGCGGTAGCCCCTGTAACCAGCGGGAATGTGCCGGGTTCAACTGGCCGCCACTTTCCATCGCGGCATCCGAGCCAGTCAGCAGCTTGCCAGAAGCCGTTAGTCGGGCCGGTTGACACAGTGGCAATTCGCTTCCCGCATGGTTCGTCAAATTCATAATCGCCTGCGTTTGCAAAAACGTCGATTTGTGCATTGGCCGTCCTGATGTACGGGGTGTTGAAAAATCCGGGTCGCTGGCCTTTGGAGTCATCCACCCCGCCAAGTGAACAGATATTCCAAGCTCCGATGACTTCTGAGGGCGAAGTAGAAGCCGATCTGCTGCATCCGACGACCGACGAGCCATTTGTTCGTCTGTCGCTTTCGGTGTCGGCCAGCCTGCCAGCGCCACTATCTGACCAAGAGGTTTGCCCGTATCCCAAGGCCGCGCTTCCTTCACGCCACGGCTCGCATCCGTTGTCGTTGGAGTCGGCCATCCCACCAAGTGAAACGCCACATCCGCCAGTCCAATCTGCGGGTTCGGTTTGTGATCGACTATCGTGCTGCTGGGAGTCGGCCACCCCGCCAGATACGCCTGACGCGGCAATTGATCTATCCCGTCCCGTCCGTCGCGTTGCGCTGTCATACCCGGCGAATCCTTCCAGTCGCGCACTGTTGTCGTGACCCACCCAGTACAGGCGCTGTCTGATGTGCGGCGCACCGTGGCCCGCTGCGCAGGTATCAACCGCCCCAGCGGTGTAACCCGATGCGTCCAGATCACCGAGTACAAGGTCGAGCCAAGCGAGGCCGTCTTTGCTTGCAACCTGTTCGCCAAAAACTGTACTAGGCCGGCATTGTTCGATGAGGTGATAGAACGCTGGCCAAAGGTGCCGCTCATCAGTAAACCCTGTGCCTTTGCCTGCCGCGCTGAAAGGTTGGCAAGGACAGCTACCCGTCCATACTGGCCTATCGTCTGCCCATCCGGCTTGTCGCAGGGCGTATGACCAGACTGCAACGCCTGCAAAGAAGTGACATTGAGTAAATCCTCGAATGTCATCTGGACAAACATCCTCGATACTGCGTTCGTCAACTTCTCCTGGCGCGATATGACCGGCCGCAATGAGGTTTCGTATCCACTGTGCTGCATTTTTGTCAATCTCGTTGTAATAGGCGCTCATGAAGCCGACCAGTCTGTCACCGCCGCATCCGGCGCAACCCGCCCCAGGCAGACATCACCGACAAACAGCGATACAGGCGACAGAATAAACCCGTGGTGACTGCTACCAGGGCGAACAGCTTTTCGCTGACAACCAAAGCAGTGCCGGTGCAACTCAGACGCAAAAGAATTCGGCATTTTGTCAAACCTACCTGTGCAGCTTTTGTTTTTCAGTTCAGGCATTCATCACCTCCTGTTTCGCTGCCATATAAAACCCGATAATGCCGACTTTCCCGCATCGGGTCGGCGCTGGCTTTTTGGTGTATACCAGCAAACCGCACTCCCTGAGTTTTTTCAGTCGATTCTGCGCTGTCTTGTAACTCAGTGACATCGCGGCAGCTATGTGAGTAACGGACACATAATCATCAAGCGTTTTCAGGTAGTCGAGAACCTTGCTTTTTTTCCCGTAGCGTTGTGCGGATGTCAACTTTTCAGGCTGACGGTTCACACTACTGATGCTCGATGGCCATGGCGCGCCTGGGACGAGGATTGTTTGAATATTCATGTTTGTGTGGTGGGGTCTGCTGCACTGATCAGTGGAGCCGCCACGATCCCGCAGCAGCGTCAGCAGCCCCCGTATTGGTTACTCGGTACGACTGTACTTTCCGATCAGCACCGGGATGGGTGACCCTTCAACATTGCCTTTGAAACTAGCAGAAATCAAATCAGCAAGTTCGACCGCCATTTCTTCGGCGTGCTGCTCAAACTTGATGATCCGCAACGTGATGGACGGCTTGTCGCCATCGGTGCGGATGCCCAGGCGCACGGCAAATGTGCGGATGTGCAGGTCGGCGTATGGCTGGCAGCAAAATTCGATGATGGTCGGTATCGGGTCTTTGCTGGTTGCTTGCACTGACTCAAATGCTGACCGGCTGGCACTGAGTTGCTGATCTTCGCTTTCGACTTTTCGCATAGACTCGATTGTCAATTTGCGCACGGCTGCCACAGCTTTGCCGTTTGCGATGTCGCCTTCCGCGTTGAAGCATCGGATTGAATCCGGCCAATCTTCAATGAATTCAGCAACCGCTGCTTGTTTGACCGGCGCGCCGTTTGCGATAAAAAGCAAAGCTGCAAACGCCGAGGTGCGTTTGGTTTCCAGTTTGGCTTTGTTGTCGGTATGGCCAGGATCACCGGGGTTGCCGAGGTTCAGCACAGCGGTTGCACTCATTTCATCGGCATTCACAAACACCGATGCACCAGATTCTGCATGAGCTTTTGTGTACTCTGCAAACGCGTCCAGCATGCTGGTGGTCATGGTGCCACGTGCGCGGCGGCGGAATGGTAGGAACTTTTCCAGGTCATGCAGCTTGTAATCGCTGGGCAGTGCCGCAACCGAACCGTCGGATATTTCAATTGCATCTTTCAGGCTGGCGTATGCGGCTCCGATGGACTCACCTTCTCGTAAAGCTGTCAGGGTTTCTCTGTCGAACATAATGATTTACTTTCTACTGGTTAAAAGGTGCCGGTCTTTCCCGGCTGCCAGACGAACTGTGCTTTTACGACCAACTTTCTTCGTCATTCCAGTCGATTCAAGTTTGCTTAGACCTTGACTTCTCCTGTCTTGCGATCCATAAATTCCATCTGGTTTTCTGGTGCCACACTGAGCTTTCCGTATTTCCCGACGTGCAGCGCCGTGGTGCGCTTTTCTTCCTCGCCTGACTTGCCGTCCATGGTCGGGCGGCTGAACTTCAGGGTGTGCTCGCAATGCACTTGTGATGTGCCAGGGATGCGTTTGAACGTCATCTTGATGATGACCTCGCCGGTCTTGTCGTTGTCAACAGATGCGGCTGCTACCTGGCTCAATGCCACCGACAACTTGCTTTCAAAAACTCCCCCGTCAAGGTCTTGGAAAAACTCGCTCACGTCTGTGGCGGCTGATGTGGATTGGGTACTCATAGGAGATTTACTTTCGTGGTTGGTTAAAAAACAATAAATGTTTGTTTGCACTAAACTTTTGATTTAGAACGGAATATCGGATTCGTCGCTATCAAACCCGCTGGCCGCTGCTGGCACCGGCGCGGGGTCAGAATGCGAGTAGCTTGGCGCTACCGGCGAAGGCGCAGCAGGCGCGTTTTTCAGCGGACGGTGGCGCAACCCTGCAACCATCTTTTCCAGCATCAAGGGGGCTGTTGTTCTGTCGAGAATTTCAGTAGATGTCAACTCGGTGCCAGCCTGAAAAAAGTTTTTCAGGATAACTTTCGTTCCGGTTTCACCATTGTTTTTTTCATAATCCTCGGTTTCCAACAGCACGCCGACCGGCTTGCAAAAGTCCGGGAAAATGTTGCATTCTTCTTCGACATCCTTGCGCTGCTTGAAATCGTACTTGGTGGCTACGCCGTGAACAGCAGCGGTGGCACGCAGTCCGATGCAGGTCATCAGCGCGTTGATGGTTTCCCATCCCTGGTAATGCTCGCCAGATGCACTCATGGTGTAAAGCTGCAAATTAACTCTTTGCCCTGCTTGGCTTTTGAAAACAAAATCAACGCCTTGAGCACCCGTGCGCGGACTGATAATTTCACGCGCTTGGGTAATTTCTCCGACATATTTACCCATTTCTTTGATGCTTTGCCCTCCAGCGTCTGATGCTCTTGCTGCTTTGGTATCGAGTTTGTACATAGTTTTCCTTGGTTAAATTGGTTCACGCTGCTTGCTGCAACGTATCAATGTTTTTTGCTGCCTTGATGCGCAATTGAGATTCAAACTTTCGCACCGTTGATGCGAATGTCATCAGGTCGCGCTCCATCGCTTCGATAGCGTTTTCGTCGCGAGTAATGCGCTTGATGGTCATTGCAAGCCCGATTGATTCGAGTGCCGGTGCCCAGACTATTAAGTCGATCCACTGACGCCCTGTCAGCCACAAGCCGAACATGCACTGATCTTCAAAATCAGAATAGTCCTCTCCGGCAACTATCTGGATGATTCGATCTGGACTGAATAGGGTCTTGATTTCAATCAGCCCGTCGGTGCCCACTGTGCCATCAGGGGAGTAGAGAAACTTGTCATCATCCGTGGCGAATGCGCCGACTTCCTCAACCAGGTAGCCGGTCAGTTCCTCGTATGCTGCGCGGGCCAGAATCTCTTGCACATGCCCTTCCTTCATCTGCCACGTTTCAAAAAACTTATCAACCGGGTGCCCGGCGATATGCTCAATGGCTACCTGCGCGGCGTAGGCAGTTTGCTTGCCTGATGGCTTGCCGGACTTGAGGGTGTCGCGGGCATCTTTGCATCTTGATGCCGTGACTTTGCCCGATCTGCAAGCAGCCCATTCTGGTGAACCTTGATCAAAATTGTTATAGACTTTCATTCAAATTTCCTCTTTTTAATCTCATGAATGCTGGGTGGGTTAATGTTTATGCCGCTTTTAGTGCTGGCTGATAGGTAGCTGTGCGTGCGCCTATTTCGCTCCACATACTTTTCTCAAGTTGCAGCAAATCGCTGGTATGCATGGCTTCAAGGCTAGATTGAATGCGCCCGGCTTCGGTTGCTAATTCAATCCGAGACACTTCGACCATCACGCCAATGCAAGCAAACTGCGCTGCTTTACGGCGTTGCTCTGCACTTAGTTTGTTGCCTTCGTTGCGCAACAGCATTTCAGGCAGGTCATCCGGTTCAACGACCAGGCAAGTCTGGCTGACTGACTTGATCGTTTTGAACCCACCTTGCTGGCTGATTTCGACTAAAAATAGTGTTGGCTGGGTCATTGGGATTTGCATATCGAACTGCTGTTGTTGTGGTGCTGGCAATTGCGCCAGTTGGGGAAAGTGTTTAGCGGCAATGGCGGCAATGCTGGTGTCATCAAACTTGCCGTGCAGGTACTGGCAAGCCGCTTCAAACTGGTCAGGGCGAAGTGACAAGTAGCTGTTCACCTTCATCTTGCGGTGCAGGCGGTTCCACGTTTCACCGTGGCCTTGTTTGCCAGACTCAACTACCAGTTGCACCAGCTCGCGCAGGTGTTGGGCTTGGGCTGGGGTGATGGTCAGGGATACCAGCATGGGACGGGATTCGATCTTTACCAGCTCGGCTTCCATGCGCTCGAACGTATCGAGGAACGTCAGCTTCCATTGAAACGCTTCTTTCCCGGTAAATCCCATTGCCAGCAAACTGAACCCGTAGCGTGTGATTCGATACGCCGGGTCTTGTCGGGTTGCGCCGCTTCCGATTTGGTTTTCAACAACCATCTGCGCAAAATTGCGCTGATGGTCTATTGGCATCATTGAGATGATGTTGCGTATTGCCTTCAATACATCACGGTGCGCCTTGCCGAAGTGCTGCGCAACTTGCAGGCTGGTGGTGGTGACTTGTCCGTCAATAACGGTCAGTTCAGGGGCTGAAATAGAAAGTTCAGACGTGGCAGATATGCCAGTGGTGATGTTGGTCATGAGTGACGCTCCAAAGTTGCGATAGAACTCTGCCGACAAACGACTAAATCTGGCGGCAGTGCTGACGGGTTAGTCGACCGGGCAACTCGCGGAGCGAAAACCGGCATGGCTTGCG